CCGCAGAACTGCACCACCAAGACCTTTGCCACCGCCACCACCAGCGCCATAGATGCGTGCCATCAGCCGTACACCTCTACGGTGTCAATACCAGCCGAGATGGTGACAGAGCCAACCAAGGTCTCGCCATAGACGATTGGCACGGGTGTGCCTTGCCTGCTGGTATTTTGGATGCCGCTGAAGCTGTAGCTTTTGCGGGGATCGTTGTTGTCTTGTGGTGTGCCGGGTTGGTTGATTTTTGGCGTGGGAGTTAAGAGCTGAGAGACTCCGCCGAGAATCAGCGATGCGCCAACAAGGCTTGCAGCAGTGCCAATGCCGGTCAAGATGCCGCCGGCTGTAGCGGCTTGGCCAAAAATACTGAATGTGCCAAAAGCGCCTGCGCCTGGCAGTAAAAATGACAAGGCAATTAAGCCAATGCCCGCCAAAATCTTACCCGTTGCACCACCAGCTCCCACTAACACCGGAATAACCTTGATCTCCTGCTGCCCCGCAGGATCGTGCAGCTCATCCATGGTTAGTGCATATTTCCCCACACTGACGCGGTAGTGCTGATCCGCCATGTGCTTTTCAAGCTGCGGGAAGTTCACCACTAGAAACCGCACCGCCTCAGCGGCGTTGGCAACGTCCGCCTCAAACACACGCTGGCCGAGAAACTTGGCAAGTCGTCCATATACCCGGATCTTCCGCAGCATGATGCAACTCAGCCTCCACCCATGGTAACGAAATCGGGATGGCGCAGCCTACGGCCAGTGCATTTCTGAAGCCAACCGCCACCGCCGTACAAATCACGACTGCTTAGGCGTCCGCGCAGGTGGTGAAGCACCATTCCGTCACCGATGTAGACGCCGCAGTGGTTCAAGCCGCTGCCTGAAATGTTCATCAGCAGGAAGTCGCCTTTTTGCAGCTCTTGCTCCTCTTCCAGCTCGCGAAAGCCAGCCTCGCGCCAGCAGTCATCGAACATTGGTGCCGCTTCAAACTGCTCTGGTGTTAGCGGTCGCTCCCAATCTGGGAGGTGTAATCCGTGCTCGGCGTACCAGTCACGCGCCAGCGTCCAGCAGTCGCTGATGCCCCAGGTCCATTGCCTGCCGATCAGCGGCGCCCTGTAGCCGCTTGGCTGGCATTCGCCCCATCCGCCGGTCTTTGGATTCCAGATGTGCCACGGCAAACCGCTGGCCTCGCAGGCCATTAAATCCGGCTGGCTCGGTGTCGGTGGCGTGCTTGGATGCGAGTGGAACACCGCGATGATTTCGCCGGCATCTTCGGCGGCTGCATAATCAGCAGGATCAAGGATGAATTGATCGGTGCCGCTGCTGAGGTTGCGACATGGCCAGTAGCGTTCGCGGCCTTTGACCACCACCACAAGCCCGCACGCCTCACGCGGCACATCACCGCGTGCATGATCCATTGCAGCGTGCTTCCAAGTCATCCGGTGAAGGCTCCGATGCCGGGGTAGCTGCCAAAAGGCAACTCAGCCGTAGCGCCAAAGTGCGCTTTGCAGTCAGTCAATGTCTTGAGGCAGGTGGGCAAAGCACCGCTGTAGCCGCACTCGGTTGATTTGTACACCCACTGGCAGATGTTGGCGATGCATTGCCGTTTAGGTGCGCTGACGCCAGCAAGGTCAAAAGCGGCCGCAAGCTCAAACTCGACTACCTCGCGGTTTTCGATGGTTTTGCGATCGACGTAGTAGATCTCACGCGGAAACTCCGCCGTAGGGTCGGGACTGTAGGGGCTAGTGCCACCAGGGAAGTTTGCGGCGTCGATGTAGCGAGCCAACGTGCGGATGCGTGTGAACTTGGCACCTTCCAAGCCGTCAGGCAACGTCAGCAGCAGTGCCGTAATGGTGCTGAGGATGTTGCTGACGCGGATCTTGGGGCGCGGGAGCTGACCATTGCCGCTGTATTCAAAACCGTCAGCCTCGACAGGAAAACGCTGATAGCTATTGCCATTCCACGCCACCTCGCCATTGCCATTGAGGCTGGTGCCAGCGTGAAAGCGGTAGGTGTCGTTTGCGCCGTGCTGGGCAGTATTTAGCTCCAGCTCAAACAGCTCGATGACCGCACCTGGCGCTATCTCCTGCAGTGCTGAGACGGGTACGGTCATGGCTCAAATACCTGCCGGAATGTTGCCGTGATCGTTGCGCGTCCGGTATACGGGATGGTCTTTTGCCATGTTTCGCACACCCACTTAGCGGACGACTCGCCCGGTGGTGTCCAGTCAAAACTGGCGCCATCAGCGGCGCGAGCATCCAAGAATGTCTCGATGGTATCGCTGTTGGCTTCTGTGATGTTCTGCCAAGTCAAATCCCACGTCTTTGGATTCTGGTTCAGGCCAAACGTGATCCGTTGTTCGTAGCCATCGCCAAACTGCGTCTTGCGCACCTTGGGCGCTGATGACTTGTTGGCGCCATAGGCAGGCGTGATTGCAGGGAATGTAGCCATTACGCGAGGATGCCTCCAGGTCGCCTTTGCTTGATCAATTCTGCCTGCACTGCAGCAGCAATGGCGCGACCAAGCGCCTGCCCTTCAGGCTGGTTGCCTTGCACGTTGGTGCCGCCTGCGTCGACGTTGACCACGATATTGGCGCCACCGCCAAAGCTGCCAGCGCGTGCAATACCACCGCTGCGACCTGGCGTAAACAGCTCAGGACCACGCTCGCCCACGAGGTAAGGCTGCCCAGCCATTACGCTGCCGCCGTTAGCTCGCTTCTTGAACAAACCGCCTAGTAATCCGCCGCCGGTGCCGGTGCCGGACATGGCGCCAAACAGCGCAAAATTGACAGCAACATCAAGCAGTTTATTGGCAATATTGCTCAGCAGATTACTTGCTACCTCTTGCAAGCTTTTTGTGCCATCTATTGCGCCTTGAATTGCTCCGACAACGCCATCCTTGATTGACATTCCAATGTCACCATAAAGTGACTTCATTTGCTCGGCAACGGATAGCTGTTGCTTAAGCGCTTCGTTGCCTTTGATAATCGCTTCTGCTTGTGCTTTTTGCTCTGGCGTCATCTCCTTGGTAATATCACGCAACTGCTGCCGCAAGATCACCTCGGCCTCGTTGCCTGCCAACTTGGCACGCAGCAATTCATCTTCATCTAGCAACTGCTGCAGTTTGTCTTGGCCTATCTTGAACAATTCTGCATCTTTCTTCTCTTGTTCTTGCTGAAGCTTGAACAAGCCTTCATCAAGGAGTAGTGCGCGTTCTTTTGCTTTGTAGCGTAGTTCAGCAAGTTGGTTTGCCTTTGCTTGTGCTGGCAGATCTTTGTTGGCAAGAATCTCAGTGCCTTGTGCGCTGATTGCTAGTAGATCTTTTTGCGCTTCGCGTGCCAGCACCAACTGTTCATTGCCGGCTTTGCGTGCAGTCAGTAGTCGCTGTTCGATAACAAACTGCTGCTGCGCAACACCAAGTGAACGACTGCTCGACGCAATCTGCTGTGCCGCACGTTCAGCTTCGCGCTTTGCCTTGTCTGCTGCTTTTTCGGCGTCGGATTTGCCTTTGCGGCCGCCTGATTTTTGATCTAATCCATCCAAAATGGCTTGAATTGCCGGATCAACTGCGCCAGATGGTTTACCTCCACCTCCAGACGGTGCAGCTGTTCCCAGCAGTCGTTTAATCTCAGGCTGCTGCTTCAACAGCTCGCCAAATTTTGCCGCATTAAAACCAAGCCCTAGAAATCCGGTTCCAGCCCCTGCTTGCCGCTGTAGTTGCTGTCTGCGCTGTTGGCCGATCAGCTCATCAACGCCAGGAATAACACGCCCGGCAGCAGCCCCACGTAGGTCGCCAGATTCAAGCGCTGTTTTGACAATGGCAGTATTTTTGCCAAGACTAAAAAGCTGACCTAGAACGTTGATGCCTCTAGTTGCTTCGGCTATTACAACATTGATGAGCTTAACAATGCCTCCAAGTGCAGGTCCTAAAACCACATCTAAAGCTCGCACCAGATTGCCGATCTGGTTGACCATCTTGGTGATTTCGCTTGTTACCGTCCCGCCTAGCTCTTGAGTCGCTTTGTCTGCGACACCAGAAACATTTGCTTGTCTTTCTACGTTTTTGTTGTATTTAACCAAGTCGTCATTGACAAGCGGAAGCACTGCCTTAAGTGCGTCCACGCTGCCAAAGAGCTGCACCAGTGCAGTTGTGCTGCCACCAGTCTTTTCTTTTACTTCTTTTAGTAGTCCGCCAAATCCCTTTGCTCGCAGTCCGGTTTCACTAAAGTCAATTCCAAGCGCCTTAGCTAGATCACTTGCTTCTTTGCTTGGCTTGAGAATTGAAACTAGCGCTTGGTTGAGTCCTGTAAAAGTTGCCTCAACTGGCACACCTTGAGCTGTAATTGTTGCGATAGCTGCGTTCAGCTCTTGAATGCCAACGCCTGTTGCTGCAGCAGTTGGGGCAAGTTTACCAATCTGCTGTGCGTATTCATTTAGAACGATCTTGCCGTCATTTTGAGTTTGGATAAATCCATCCACTAACATCGCGGCGTCATTGGCGGATTTGCCGTACGCATTGAGAACACTGGTAACGGCATTGCCAACAGTATTGATATCCGACAAGCCGCCGGTAGCGCCTTTTGCCGCTGCTTCTAAAACCTTGGCAGCATCAGCAGCATCGGCAAAGCCTGAACTAGCAACGTCATAAGCTGCCGTCACCAGTTGCGTTTGCGAATACAGTCCGCCAAGTCGATTGCTAACGCCAAGCAGCTGCGCCTGAAGCGCCTTGCTATCTACGCCAAGGGTGCGTACCGCGGCAGCAGCGCGATCAGCCTCATCAAATCCTTTGAAAAACCTTCGGGCAAGATCAGCTACAACAAGTTGAGAAGCTAAGTTTTTTACGGCATTTGTCAACAGTCCAACTTTTGCGCTGGATTGCTGGGCGGCTTCGCCAAATTTTACAAATCGACCATTTGCATCTCGCAACCTGCCATTTGTATCGGTAATTGTCTGGTTTAGTTGCTTAGAAGTATTGTTTACCCGTTGCAGCTCTCTAACGGCATCACTTGACCGTACTTGTACGTCAACAACAGCAACAGCCACAGCAGCTCCTCCCTATGCGATCAGTCTACCGGTGCCGCGCTTTGTCTATCTCAATCTTCTCGCGCTTGGCTTTTACCTCGTAGTAAGCCGCAAAATG